GTATCCCCCTCGTTTAGCGTAACCTGTCGGCCGCTTTTATACCGTCGTATACGGTTACCCGCTAGCACCGTTCCATCGGCGGACATTATGTCACCGGGAGTTAAATTCGTTCCGAGCGCTCGTGCCTTTTCTAAAGTGTCTATCGATCTAGCCAACGATGTCGAACGCCGCGTAGAGCTAATCATACGACGAATGTCTTGTTGATCTCGAATCTTTCTCAGTGTCGATTCTGTGGAAGTTTCCCAACTCGATGGATTAGTACCTAGTTGCTCTAGCCCGTCCGCCATTTGTCGCAATTTTTGAAGGTAGTCTTCGGGAAAATTGGCGTAGGTATCACCTAGTTCTTTGTGCGTGCTAATCAATTCCGCCGCCTCATCAATTAACGCGGCCGTGGCCGTTAAATGTGAAAGGGGCGTTTGTATCAAATCAGTAACCCCGTCAATAAAATCAGAAGCCGCGCTTAATACCGTGGTCACCGCGTCAATTATTTGAGTAACATTGTTGATATACGCTTTTGCTTCCGCTTGTATCGCGGTCAAGTCGTGGAGCGCGCCCGTGGCCAAATCAACACCACGTTTCATTGACCTCAAGGTATCTTTCATGTTGTCAAAAATATTTTTGTCTTCTGAAAAATCCGCATCCCGTGCTTCCGCCGTGTCCACCGCCGTCAATTCGATATTGTATCGATAGAGAAACGGTTGCCCGCTTTCGCGCTCGAGCGTGAATTTTTGCGGGATTACCACCCAATGCTCATCGTCCTTCGGATTATGAAAAATCAATACCGTTTCTTCCGAAGTTGCGGGATCCCGTTTCAGATCCGCGTACGTACGGAAAACCGAATCCTGCAAATATTGGAAATGGCGATGTCCTGAAATCGCTTGAATAACCGGCGACGTGGGTAATGATCTTGAAAACGATTTTTGCTTTGGGTTCAAAATTGCCGGTACCGGGATATTTCCGGCTGGGAGCGAATCATACGTTTTGAGCAATCGTGGTTTAAAGCCCGTAGTTCCGCGCAAATGTATCGACCGTTGCACAATCCCGTTTTCCTCGACGAATACCCCGCCGCCTTGCGTAGGGGTTATTTCGGCCGAAAACGGTTCATCCATCGAATACGATTCGGGAGGGATTACCAAAGGAAATAAAAAACTCGACGTTTTCACTTGTAGCAATGATGCGGGCAAACGTAGCTCAAAAAAGTAGAGCATACGTTTCAGAAATTTATCGTCTTTCTGGGCGCGTTGCCTCGATTTCTCTTTAATATATGCAATCGTGCTACTAGGCATTTTACCTCACGTAATCGCTACCGCGCCAACTGGGCTCGGCCACGTTGCCAATCCCCCTATATTATCGATATGTATCTTCGCCGCAATTGCCGTCATTGATACGTCTTTATCTAATTTACCAGTCTTGTTATTTGAAAATGTAAGAAGTAGATCCGTTTCCAAATTGGCTAGCAATGGTGGCGGTGTTATTGCCGTCACCGTGGCCCACGCCGTGACCGGCACCAACGCGCCCCAAAAAGCGGCGATACCTAAACTTAGAGCGTTCGCCGCGTTCGACGATAACAAAGCGATCATCGCCGAATTCATCGCCGTCTTTGCTGCGGGCAAGGCGAGCGCGCTAATAGGCAATCCATTTGACATCGCGCCCGAAAAGTAATCACTGAACGCATCCGTAAATCCCGCGATGGCTTCCCCCTCATCGTCATACAACGGTAATGCTTTCAATTTCGTGGCCAATGTGCTTGCTGACAGTGTCATTCCGTAAAACCTCGGCTAGTTATCCGATATTGTCAATTTGTCAGAATTGATTGCCGAATCCCAATCGGGTAACTGTAAATCTGATACCCCGCTAGGCCCGGTACCCGTTGGGTGCTTGTGGCCGTCGAACGCGGCCTTTACCCCGGTAACCGCTGCCGTGTACAAAGCCTCGAGATGGTCCGCTATCGCTACCGATACCGCGCCCGTTCCCAGTTCCAAGGTAACGTCGTCCTGTGCTCCGTTTGCGCGAAAAACCAGTTTGCCGACCTCGACCGGCGACAAGGGATTCGACATGTCGAGCACGATCAATTCGTGCGAAGAGTCTACCGGGATTTTCCGAACTTGGTTGCCCTGGGTACCGTTCGTCGGGGGATCCGGCTCTTTGCCTTTTTCGTCAATGCTCCCATCGTTCGCGAACGTCGTATCGACAATGTGATTCCCCTCGTTATCGACGCCCCAAAAAACCCCGTGGTGTTTGTGAAACTCGGGATCCCCGTCCACAAGTTTCAGCTTCATGCGCTTCCCTAGCTCGTAATCCCCGTTTCCGATATCCCTCGAAGGATGGGGCAATCCCCGCAAAATTACCGGCTGATCAAGGCTGTCATTCAGAAAACCAATTAGGACGTGATCCCCGTCGAAATATCCAGGATTACTTCCTTCGTACGCGTTTAACTCGCCCAAAATATTAGTTGTAGTTGCTCGAGGCCTCCACAAATCCCCCCGGTGAAGGCCTCCCCTGTTCTGCGATACCATGACCTTTCCCAGGGTAAACCATCGAAGGCCTGGGATACTCGCGTAGACCAACACATCACAATACACCGTCGAAGGCACCCCGTAAGGGTCGTCCGCTTGTGGGTGCGTTGTGTCGTCCGTAACGTAGGTAGCCATCACGACACCTCGAAGGAGCAACCCGCGTGCATGGATACCATCTCGAGACAAGGCTTTCATCGGTACGCCCGATTGAATGCGCGTACCCGCGCCTACTCTAACGCTTTCCCACATTATTCCATACCCCCCGTCAAATCCGCCAACTGGTATCGATCCGCAATAGTTGATAATGCGGCCATGTACGAACCATCCGTACCCAACCAACCGCGAGTTACGCCCAAAATGGTACGCATCCCCGAACCAAATTGCCAAACATGATTCACCGTTTCAACGTAGTATGTTTCTGTAGGCTGTTCTTGGTTATTGCTCAGCGCCGCCCCCGGTATGCGCACGCGACACCCTATTTTTATGTCCGGTCGTCCATGCGCTAATTCAATTGAGCCCGAATAAAAATAAGGGTTCATGCAATACCAATCGCGCAACAAATAACGCATGTCGCGGACCATTTTTGTATAGTCCAAACTGTACTTCGGATTTGTTCGCACTGCCAATTGAATGTCCATGCGGCGCATCCCATGACGTCTTATGGAATCACCGTCATACAATGGTTGTAACATCGTTATCGCGTGCTCGGGAAAATTTTCTTGAGTCATTAGTCCCGCGACGAAAAAAATGTTAAACCGCTCGAACCCAGATCGGCCTAAATCCGCCGTTGTAATTTCTTGCCGGTGCACTTCGAAAATAGGTAAATTTTCCCATTCAGAATGGTAGTCTTCTAAACCACTGTACACGATTGGAAAGGGCTTATCGCGTATTACCGCCGTCATTTTTGTCTCGCTGGGATCAAGAGGATCCCCCGCTTGTATCCTGGGCGAATACGGATCGCCGTCCGGGAGTACGTCCGCGTACAATTCCGTAAACATTGGATCCGAATATTGCTTCGCCAGATCCCAAAGCATCCCTTGAGGTACTGCGGAATGAAGATTGAAATTAATACGGTGCGGCAAGTCTTGGTAATATTTCTGGGAATAAATAATGCTCTCTTTGATACTTCCCCCTACTATACCGGGCATCCATGGAGGGGGATTCCAGTTTGCCCCTTTGTCGTCCGCAATAGCTTCCAGGAAATCTCGCAAAAACTTCATGGATACCGTACCGGGATCTTCAGCTATTTGTAGCAGTCCATTAAATATGTTTCTCATCGTCGCTCGTTCTACAAATTCATGCGAAGCGTACGGATTAAACCAAACAGGGGTTTGCTCCCAAATCCGTCCAAAATCTCTACCCGTGACAGTCATCACTTCCGTAGTCGCACCCGTCCCCCCAACTGTTTTCGATGTTCTTATTTCATCGATTAATCCCCGGAATACATGCCAAGAATTACCGTGTCTACCAAACGAAATATCCACCCAATCATCGTCAACAATGGAATCGAAAAGTGACTCAGCCGCTTTAGACGGTTTCAACGTCATTACGAAATTTCCCGAAGACGCGCCCATTGCTTTTTGCGTTTGCACTGAAAGAATACTAGGAACCGGATCGATGGATTTCTTCCCAGAAAATTTGGTGGAACCTTCACCCTCGCCGGTTAGAATTATCGGATCATCGCCATGTTGATAAACTGTGCAAATCGCCGTCGTGGTTTCGGATCCTTGAAACCCTGGGCGCGCTTCTGATTTACCTATAAATGGCATTTAATTTGATCCCATGGTTTTCCACACTTCTTTCGCCGTTTCTATTAATGACAATTTTTCCTTTTCTGATTTCGTCACTACGTTACTTAATACCGTAGTTGATCTTTCAAGCCATTTGCCAAAGTTGGCTAAAGGCCCGTCCACTAGTGTCGTAAACGCTTTAGTAGTGCTTAGCGCAGACTGTTCTAGGGCTTGCACTGCGGGCGTCATTTTTGCGCCTACTTCTATTTGTTGATTTTGTATGTCCGCTTGCTTTTTCGCCGCCGAGCCTAAACGATTAACCGCTGAACTGGCTAATCCGCCTAACCCCCTTTTTTCTATTAAAGACGCTTCCCTTTCCCCCCTTAATCGTTGTTTTGCCGCTGCATCGGCCTCTTTTTGCTCGTCAGGGGTTAGCTTTCCTTTTCTTAATTTTTTTGCCAATAAACGTATTTCAGTATTAGACATATTGGCATTCATACTTTTTAAAACGGATTGCAATTCGAATTCGCCGCTTGTTCCGCCCCCGCCCTTTTGCATTACTTCTAACAAAAGGCTAGACGTAGCATCTTGTACGTTAAAGTCATTTACGCCTTTACCTTGTATATCGACTTTCATTTTTTCCAATTGGATAAAGGCGTCTTGTAATTCTTTTGCGCCTCCCCCCTTAAATCCCCCCAGTCTTTGCAAAATGAGTAAATCCATACCACTTTTAATTCCACGTTGGCCCATTGATTGGGCGTAACTCGTTATGCCTTGACCTAATTTAGAAGCTCGAGTGCTTGCAATTCCCGCTACAGCAAATGCTTGACTCATTCCGGCAATAGAATCTTTTGCTACTGGGATCCCAGTCATCTCGAATTGCTGTATTCCCGAAGCGATACTTTGCAAATAATCGTTAATCTCGGATCCCTCGAGGCCAAGTCTTAATCCGTCTTGGATTGCTTCTGTCATTGCGCGCCCGGCCTGGCCTCGAGCCCCCTCTAATCCGCCGCGACGTCCGCCCTTAAGGAACGCACCCGCTACCCCCTCTTGTACGCCGTAGGCAGTCCTTGCACCGAACCCAGCCCTAATCATCCCTTGGCGCTGCGCTTCCCCTATTCGCCCCCCGCCCGCTTGGACAATACCCGCCGCCGCTTGCTCGGCCTCCGGGATGGATACACCCAGTAAGTTTAGGCCAAGAGCGCCTACCGATTCCATGCCCGTACGCGCTGCCCGGCCTTTCAATTTCTTTATTTTCTCTTTTTGTATGGCAACCTTAGCTTGCGCTAATTCGATATCCCCGGCCCGTTTTTCTGCCGCCGTTATTATCGGGGTTGACGCGCTTTCAATCATAGACGGAAACATATCATCTATTTCCGCTTGTAATTTATCGCGCAACATATCGATTTTAGGCGATTTTGCCGATTTTGTTACAGAAAGTTCTTGGGCTTTAAGCTCTTGTAATTGTGCGCTGGCGCGACCGGCCGATTGTAAGGCGCGTTGTCGATCAATCGGGCTATTTAAAATCGAAGCCATGCCGATTCGTTGCCGTTGCAACTGGATATGCTGTTGTGAAAATCCCGCCGCTGTAGCCACCATACCCGCCGCCGCACCACCCACGATAGGAATCCCGGCAAGTGCTTGTTGGATGCCGCCAAGGCCGCTAAACGCCGACCCAGCAAGGCCCCTACCTATTCCTAAACCACGTCTAAACGTACCTCCTACCATGGCACCCACGCCCATACCGGCAAGCTGTCGGCCCATGCCCGGACCACGTTGTAGAAACGGGGCCGGGAGGGGAAACCCGCCTTGCGCCAGACCTTGGCGGAAAGCCCCCTTGCGCTTTTCATCGTCTCTTTGCGTTTGCCTCGCTACCCTGGAGGCTTCCCTTTCCGCCTCACGCAAAGCGCTTTTTGCTACCCTCGCGGCCTCTTTTTCCGCCGCCGTCTTACGCTTAATCGCTTCCGTCGTACGCTTTGTCGTGCGCTCGGTTTTTTGTCCAGCGCGTACGGTCGCCTCGCACAGTTTCTCAATGCTTTTTATCGCCTCGGCGAAACCCTTGGTTTGCTCGTTTAGCGCTTTCGTAATGCTCTTGTTGAACTTGGAAGTTTTTTGATCGGCCTCGCTTACGCCCTTAGTTTTAACGTCAACAATGACATTCGTTTTTATATCTTTAGGCAACGCGCTACCTTTCGTTTAGATCGGGCGTAATCCCTTGTTCTAGCTCTTTTTCCCAACGATCTACTAAATCGTCTTGAACTACTTCGCCTTCGCCTAATGCTGCATTTAAAGCGTTCAATTGTCGATACAATTCGTTGGCATTCTTAGAATCACTTGTTTCCAAATCGTCTAATATTTCTTGTTTCCTTAAAAGCATATCTTCAAACATCTCTAACGCTAACTCGGATTCACTTTGTCCAACAAATAAATCATGGTTAGCAGGTAATTTATATTTGTTTGTCCACCATTTTTTCAATTGGCTAAAACCAATTTTTACGTTTTCCTTAGCTTTCGCTAGTAATTGTTTCTCGTCTGAAAAACATGGCCTCGTGGGCCATCACCTCCATGTAAATGTCCTGCAATAACTCGACGTGCTGTAAATCCCGCAAGTCTTCTGCCCAATCCGGTTTCACTTCCAAAGAAAACATTAAATGGGCAATCATTAAATTCAATTCCTGCGTTAACAAATCAAGAGATTCTGACGGCAAAGCATTACCTAAGCGAGCACGCATCACGCCTACCATTTGTCGATCACGAATCGATAATATCTTATTAACAAATTCGCCTTTCCAAACCTTGCCCTGGGTATCCGTCCAATTAATAGAAAACGTGTATTTCGGTTTCATCTTCGGATCGTCTTTTTGAATTTCTTTTTGCAAGGCCTCTTTTTCCCCGACCTCCATTTCAATGGTACGTTTCATTGCCCGCGTGTCATCTTCAATTTCTTCTTGTAAATGCTTCGGTGTTAATCGTTCCATAATCGCTTTACTGTCTGCCATTGGTTCGCTCTCCTTTGTTGGCCTCTAACTTGCCTGGTACGGCCAGCATTGACAACGTTTTAAAAATTGCTAGTTTCATCTCGTAGTGTTTTCCTTGGGCGTGATTGCTTCCCGTCGTGACATGGGGCAATCACGCCCTTTTTGATCTACTTATGCGTGCTTTGTGTTAATAAAAAATCCCCTTGAATACGGGAAGGAGCGTTCAAGGGGATACCCGCGTGCGAAACGGGATTTCTGCCAAATGGAGTAGGAGACCAGACCAACCAAATATACTTCTAAATTTCGCTTTCGTCACGTAACCGGATAGCGACAAATTCCAGATCCTCCCCCACGACACCCCGTGCGTCAATTGTCCAAGAGTGCGAAGTGACTTTCACTTGCTCTAACGTCGCGAAAATCTTACTAGTTTTCGTGTCTTCGATTGTCGCTACTAGGTCACCGCTCACGAGAATATTTTCGAGATGTTCTTCTGTGTTACCGCCAGTCTCGGGGAAAAATCCGAGCGTCTTTACTGTCTCGCCGATGATCCGAAACATGGACGCCGTGAATTGCACACGGTATGCGATGGGCACATATTCTTCCACCTCGATGTTGTCCAAAACTTCGATCGGGAATTGTTCGATTTGCTCAGTAACCGCAACGTTTCTCGCGTAGCCCACCTTTACACCGTTTATGGAAAAGCGCGCCCGCGCTCCGGTGAATAGTCTTCCTTTTTCGGCCATGGTTTTACCTCACTATTCCGCGCTTTGTGGAATTGTTACAAGATGAATTGTGTTTTTTACGAAATTTATTGGGAGTACTGGCGCGATCTCGACTGACACTTCGAGAATATCAACAAGCAATTCAACGTCCAAACTTCTCGATGCAACGATAACCCCCGCGTCTTTGAGCAATCCCAACGTACCAACGGCAACACCTTTTGCCGCGTTTATCGTGCCAGCAAAGCCACGCTTGCCCACTGCCGTTTCCATGTTATTCCTGAAGGTATAACATGCAAAATTCACGGCCTCATTAACTGAACCTTCTGTGAATGACAGGTTAGAGGTACTTAAGTGAGTAGTTACATTTCGTACTACTCGACGGCCGACCCCGTCGATGTTTTCGAGAAAGCACAATCCCGCTTGGATCATTTCTTCCGCATCATCTGTTGGGTTCCACGTTGCCGATTGGCGCAAAGCGAGGACGTTTGCATACTTGTTAGTAAGGGAAGTTCCAACGACGCTTCCGGCTTGCATACCCGCCATTACCGCCGCCGTGAAATATGAGGCAAACTCTTGCCTCTCCCCTGCGGTATTGTATCGCTCGCACGCTTGCGCGAACGCTCGAACGTGTCTCGAATTGAGAGCAATAATTTGCGTTTTTGCTTCCGTCTTTGTGGGTACATCCGTCAAACCGGTATTCTGTAACCCGATGAAACCGTCTCGCTCACTTCGCCCAATCCCGCACATATAAGCGCAATGTGCTTCGAGTGCCGCATGGACAGCAGGATCCGCTGACAACACAACAACTGTGTTTACCCGCACCTTTTTCAGCAGGTTTAGGCCCGTCTGCCAATTGCCGAACGCGGTAGTGCCCTCACTCCCACCGGACAAAAACGTGGGTGCCGTGGTATTGCTGGGCGCACCGCCGATTGCGCCTGACGCTTTTGCGGCCGTGACGTATTGGGAATTGTTATTCACCCAATTGATCATAGTCCACAAATCCGCGTAGTACGCGGGGTTAGCTGGGGATAGACAGCTAACCGCTCCCCCTGCACCCGTGGTCACGTCCAGGTTAGCGGGGGATAACGTGGTTAAGCCTGTTACCAACGTGCAAACAAACCCGCCCGTGGAAGCCACGTAGCGTGCGTTGTAGTAGTCGGCAACTTTCTGCAAAGTGTTTTGAACCGCTGCGTTTGCCCTGGCCGATTCCGCGCTGAAAGTGAGCGTGCGTGCCGCTTCTACGTCACCCAAGGCGATGAATGTAATCTCGGAAAAATTCCCAGTACCAACGACGTCCACCGCCCCGGTAAGGGTGAATTTTTCTAGCTGCGCGGCCCCCGTGGCGCTGTAGCCGGCGACAACCAGGATCTTGGTAGTAGCGCCATCGGCGACGACGGTTAGCGCCGAATTGCTTAGGTACATCGCGACGCCTACCGCTAAACCCTTTGTTGTGTTCGCTCCCGCCGCAATCGTGAGAATGGTTGCTGGCACCGTGTCTGCTACCGTAACAATCCCCGTCGTGGTGCCGATAACCCGCGCACCATACACTTTGGAAAAAGTCAGTAGCCCGGAAACCGTGGCCGTTCCATTCAGATTGATTGTTTCTTTTTGCGCGGCCCCGGTTGCGTCCAAACCGTAAATCACAACTTGCTGGGTCGTGTCCGCAACTTCCGCGCTGGCTACGGTTACCAGGGAGTTTCCAGCCATTTGTAGCGTGATGGCGCTATCAAGTCCGGCGATAGCTCGAGTAGCATTGGTTACGACGTGGCCACCGGATTCTACTTCCGAAGTAATCGCATCCCACCCGCCCGTGGGTTTTACGTATTTGAGATTGAACATGATGTCGCCGCCCAAATCGTCTACCGTTTCCAATGTGTCTTCGAACGTGATTGAAAGCAGTTTTCCTTGGGATGTCCCCGTTGCTACGGCCACATTGATCTGCGACGTGAACGCGCCGTAATCCTTTGACGTGAAAGTGATTGAATCCGCATACGCGTTCGCCAACGTGGCCGCGCTTTGAACGGCCGGATTGACTTTCATCGGGATTACTTGCTGCGCGCCGCCCAAAATATCGGGATCTCGGCCTGGCGCGAAAAGCATATCCGCCACCTCGCGCAAGTCACCGCTTCGAAATAGCGTGCGCGCTTGCTCGGGCTTCGTGACGCGCATGAACTCGGCCGGTTCAGTCATCGCGGTAACCGGGATACCGCCTTCGCCGGTACCCAATACACCCACGATCCCCGTTGCGCCTAATCCAACCGATTCGAGCCCGGAAGCATCCAACTCAGAATACGAACCGGGCCTACTGATCGTTTTTCCGTTAAAGAAAATTGTGCTGCTTGCCATTGATTTGCTCCTTGCCTACTACGTAGTAGGTCGGTTCATAAAATCGTTGAATGCTTTACGCCACTCCAGAATCGTTAGAGGCCCCAAACCGCATATCTTGGCGTAATGCTTAAAGCCCGCTAATTGATCCCATTTCTTTCCAGAAGTTTGAACAAACACTTTTAACGATACAACGGGTTGGACCGGTTCAGTTGAAACGATAACCGGTTTTATAATTTCCGTTATCTCGCTATTTTCTTTATTTATGGTAACAGGCTTTGCTGTTTCCGAAATCACATCGATTTCTTTTTCAGTCAACGAATCACCAATTGTTTTCGATTTCTTACTCATCGTTCCCCACTCCGTACGTCGTTACGTTTGTTCTAACTTCTCCAACATCGCTTGAACTCCCACTACTGTCAACGTATATGCCACCAATACGAAAGGCCTTAGAAAGCCTTGTATCTCGATCAATAATTTGCATTTCGCGTTGACAAGTAAAAGTCAATTGTCGGCCAAATAAATGCTCTGGCATATACTTAGGATCTGGCGCTAAATCGCCACCGGAAAGCGAGAATTCAAAACAACCGTCGTCTACTAATACCGGTAATCCACCAAGGATAATTAATTTCGCTATCTCGTAATAGTACACGGTAATATCGGGATGATCGGTATAAATCAAAAAATTGTAAGTATGCGTCCAAATTGTACTGGATATATCCGAATGCAAATAAGGATCGTCTTCGTCCATAACTTGGCCCGCGTCATCGCCTAAAAATGATTCAGATTCCCCTTCGTTGGCTAATACAATTGCTATTAATGGGAAATCAGAATCTTTTCGAGCGTACCCGTTAATTACTTCGGGAGTATGCGCTAAATAATATTCCTTTATCGCGGATACCTCGGCGTCCTGTAATACGAAATTACGGTCGAACAAATCATCTAATAACGTAATGTCGTTATGAATTATTTGGATGCCCGAAGTTAAAATGGAATGTAGTAATCTATGGATCATGCTTCACTCTCTAAAAACGCCGATAATGCCATCGGCGCTACTTTTTGCACGTACGCCGCCACTTGTTCCGCGTAATGCCTCGCCTCTATCGGTTTCCTTATCCAACTAGAGGGATCCCCTCCCGTCGTCGAAATCGTTCGAAATGTTGTGTATTGGCCTTGCTGGGCTTTCGCGTACACCGTTGTTTGTCGCACCATACCCTGGTAAATATCGGTTTTATGATGGGGCTTAAGCAATGGGACCATTCTTTGTTGTGGCCCCGTCACCGTCCCGTACGTACGTAAATTTTCCGTATTCAGCCGGTCACCCCACGTTGTTTTCCCGTAGGGATTACTTGTTGTCGCTTTCAGTTGCAACGCGGCCTTGTACACTTCCCTTCCCAAGTTGCCAGCACTTCTTACTGCGTCGTGGCCCGCGTAGGCCGAGCCCATGGCCTGGCCTACAACGTCCCCCGTCCCCGGCGTAGAATGCCTGAAAGGAATTGCGCGATAATACCCACCCTTTGCATTCCTGTGCTTTCCCCGTTCCCCCATGGGGGCCACCGGCACGTTAGGCCCTAGTAGGAATTTTCGCATATCCACTTGTGGCGCGCCGTCTTCCAACATGTGAGCCATTTCCCCCACCAAAGAAATCACGGCCGTGTTTTGCGTGTATTTAACCTCTTGGATTCCGTCGATGTACGCTTTTTTAAGATGGGATTTGTCTTTTGATGCTAATTGAATCCACTTATGACGGGCTCCGGCCGCGACGTCCTGCACGACTGAACGCAATACTGCGGGGTTTAGCTTCGCGAATACTTCGGGGGGGATCAACATTTCCATGTTTCGCACTATGATCATGATGTCACTTCCGGCAAAAATTCGTACCGTACCAACGCTTGCACGGGCAAAAACCGTGGATCCCCTGTGGGTGATTTTGGATTAGGATTTTTGAATTTATTCAACGTCACTCGCGCCGCGTGCGGATGTTCCACAACCAACCATGTCGGATGACACAAATAATGAATAGCCAACCGCGTGCCCGACGCGGGCATACTGGAGGGAAACCATTTTATTTTGCCTTGATACAATTCAAAATGGACGTCCGCCTTGTATACCAGTGCTTCCGAACGCACGTAATTAGCGCCCGTAATTTTGTAACGCGCTTCTAAAAATTCCGTCCCCGTGGCCTCCACTATTTCAGAAAAAACAATTTCCGCATCCAACGCCGTTATTTTGTCATAATATCCTAGCTTATTTTCCCGCCTCACCGTGACATTCATTAGGCCCGGTGTTCGCCTCATAATTACATCATAGGGATCCGGCTGGGTTTGCGCGCCCGTTACAATACCGCGAATAACCATACCGTTATTGTCTTCTACAATGGCTTGCTGCAAACCATCTAAACCATAATCGCTTAGGTCTTGTGTTTCTGGAGCCCCGAAATAAAGCCAACCCGAACCCCTGCACAATGCGCAATTTGGATCCGGTTGCTCGGTTTGTGCAACAACTGGCGCGCACGGGCACAAGGCCGCACGCTCCCACGAAAGCAAATAGCCTTTGGTTTCTATCGCCAGATCAAACTGACTGACTTTAAAGTCAACCCGCTGCCCGGTTTGTTTTAACCCCGTGGGGATTCCTAATACTGGAAAATCAGGCATCGTAATTGTTCCTGCCATTGTTACCCCTAGCCGATAGCAAACCCTACGCCCGTGAAGTGTCGGCGTAACGTTGGTAAAACGTCCTTCAATTCCATTTTGTATTGTAACAAACGTGCCCCAAAACCTGCATTGGTCGCCGAAGAAGTTGTGTTATATCCTTGACTTAGGCCATCTATGCTCAAATTTTGAGAGGCGATACCGGCCCCACCAAGTAGGTCACCGGCGATGTTCAACGGGCCGAAGGAAGCGACCTTCCCTACAGCGTCCCTCAAAATGTCGGGTACCTCACCCGTCGCGAAACCCGCCGTGTAATCCACGCGGAATACGTCCGGGATATGCCTATGCCTACCGTAGACAAACGGTAACCACGCGCCCCCTGCGCCCATGAGAATCATTCCCGCGCTGCCCGTCCCCGGAATTATGTTTACTTGCCCTGAATCTTTTTGTACATGTATCCAATCACGATCAAACTCTTGTACAACTTGTTCCCCTGGTAAAACCATGCTCACGGATTCAACGTCAATTACGGGATGCTCTTTCAATTTGAGCCACATATACTTGTCGTAATCTTCCCGGTAAAAATCGTGTCGTTCGTCTGTTATTGATTTTGCCCGAATAGCCATATTCAACTTGATCTCTAACCAACTCACCGCCGACTTAATAAACCATTGGTATAAAGTGTCTGGGTATTCGGTACCTGTATCGTCTGTCAAATCCAGGCCGAACAAATAATTTATTTTCAATTCGCTGACTGAAACGATGTCGAGCGCGGCGTCCCCCTCGCCTTGTTGTGCATCCGATTTCGAAGACTCGAGCCCCGAAACCGTATGGTAGTAGCTCGACTTGTAATAATAATCAGCGTCCCCCGCCTCGTCAGTGAAATCGTAAACAACGTGGCCCGCTTCCAACGGGATGCGGGTTGCTACGTCTGTAATCTCCGCATACACACCCGTTAATCCCGTTGTGCTTCGGTACACCTTGATGTGAGTAAACGTAGCCCGCACCGCATCCAAATTACCTACAACTAATTTTAGCGTGATTACGCTCATAGTTTACCCCTCTTCCGGTGTAATGATCACGGGCTTTAATCTATCCGCTATCATCGATAAACGCAATTCGTCGGCCGTGAGGCTTGGATCAAGATTATCCATTGCCAGCCCCGGTCTATGCTCTTCACTATTTGTTGTGGGTTTTGTTATCGTTATCCGTGGGGGTTCTGGGCATCCCCCATCGGCACCGCCGCCCGTAGCCACGTCGGATTTGTATTCCACCTCGAGGGAATCCCCGATAAGAAGCGCTTCTTTGAGAATTACAGTGCGTGGGGCTTGCGGCGTGAAACCGTCGTCTAGGTCACGCACCTTCAACCGTCCGTTGACGAATATGTTAACCGAACCAATATCAAAATCAAATGAAGTCACGTACACCGTGTTGACTCCGTTTATCGCGCCCGTGAGCGTATCCCCCGCTGTTTCCTTGAGTCTAATCATACCAACCGCTCGTACTCCACTTGTAAAGTGTCACCGTATAATGGTGGTTCACTAAAACGGATCGTCGTTCCCCCTAATTCAGTGAAACCATCATCCCAATGTTGAATCAAACGAATCCCATTTTGCCAGACTGAAACCGTATTGCTTTTGTACGCTTCCGATGTATGAAAATCGACGATAATACTATCAGGCTCGGGCGTGAGCGTTTCTTTTACCGTGTTTCGCGATACCCTTAGCATTACGTCAATCCCCTCTAGCCGTACGCGTGCGACGTGGCGGTGTGTCTTCTTTAGCGCCCGAAATGATTTCTTTTAGTAGCTCCCTCAATTCCTTTTTACGCGTTTCAGCATTAAGCTTATCACGCTGTTTTATTTCCTCTACAACTTTGGATGTTTCCGTTTGTTGCGTTTCTATTTTCTTTAGGGTCTCTTGGATCTCCGCTCGGGCTTGGTTCCCGTCCTCCACGCCGTCTTTTAAACTGAAATATTGCCCGGCCGCGCTTAATATCAAAATGACAATCGAAATAATGATCGGAATTTTCCAATTAGTGACTTTTTCCTGCCACGTTTTCATTTTTTCGATTTCCTTTTCCTGTCTACAAACGTAAGGCCTTTCCGCTGCCTTTCGTGCGTCCGTTGCAGTAACTTTTGTGTCATCAAACATCCGCCGTAACGAGCTAATTTCTGACGTTACCCATTTTTCATCCGCCTTCACCTTCAATTCATCACGCACCCATGCCCAATAGCCCGTGGAGGGAGGCGGTATGGACGTCTTAGTGGACACATTTTCCCCGTGTATTTGAAGCGCCACCGAACCATAAACATTTACCCATTTAACAACTCCTTTCTCGAAATAGTGAACCTGGTTAACGTAGGATCACTTTCAAGCAAATCGTGAAAATCTAAAGTTGATAAATTGGAAACATCCAAATCTTTAAATGATCTCACATCGGAGTACCGGAGTACCGACGCGACGTATTCAACGCAGTACATTTTCAAAGGATCTTGCACAGTGTTTTTTGGTTTGATCCCGAATAACCTTTTCAGGCAAAGAATCAATACGCCAAATAAAGCCCCCTTGGTATCGTATCCCGTGCCCATGTAATCACGGCAAACAGCAATGCCTTTAAACAAATTGTCTTTAGACTGGATGCACTCAAAATCAGTTATTCGCTCGAAGGCTTTCCTAGTGCTTACGATGTGCGGCCCATTTTTATCAACGTCGATAGCTACCCAACCGCCCAATTCAACCAAATGGACAAACAACAACGTATGATGAAATCGAGAACCCATGAGGTAACGTAAAAATCTAGCGTGCAACTTGTGCGACGTTGCTAATGCTACCAAAACTTTTGGGTATTCATCCACCACCGTTACCCACCCATTACTTTGTACGTGTCGTAATGGTGAACACATTGCCCATAAAAACACGTACTACCTTCCGAACCTTCATTCAAAAACGCGCTTGCTATTAATGCGTGCTGCGTTTCCATGTAACTTTTCGTCATACCGTAATAGGATTGCCAACCCTCGCTTAACTGCTTTGTTTCCGACGTACACCAAATTGGAATTCGCCGTCCTGAGGTAGACACGTAAGATAACCAGTTTTCAAGCATCGATATTTGCCCTTGTTGGCCGCTTACCGATTCTGCAATGTTCGAATACGCGCCAACAAAAACCATATCAGATACGTGCATCCAGTGAACGCCTTCGGGCTCAAGGAAACCATCGTACGATACTAAACCGGTGCTTCTATCTTCTGTTATTTGCCACCAAGGAGCCCAAAGGCCAACCGGCATATTCAAAATCCCTTTGGTGTCCTTCATCAAATCGCACATTAGTGGAACATGTTTTTGTGGATCGTTGTCTGAAATGAACCATTCCACGTCGAACACAAAACCGTCAAATTGTTCCTTGCTTTCGCATTGCGCTTGGTACTGGCGCAACGGCTCGAGCACTGTCCGCCGCACCCAGTTTTGTAGCACGGTCCAGTCATCGTTTCCCGCTACCGCATAAACCGCTATGCCAGCAGTTTTCAACGCGGAAACAAGAGCCTTCAACCCGTCTACGTTGGCTGTAGACCAAACATAGCGGCCTATCCAATTGTAAATAGATAGCAATACACAATTGATTTTGTTGGTTTGACAAAAGGCAACCAAATCCGCTTGCTCTTGTGTAGAGTCAACGCTGTCCTTATTCCACACGAACATCGCTCGGCCTGTTGTATGATTCGCTGGGTAAATGTAACTCATAGTTTCCTCTTAGTAATCGAGATCCCCCGACACTTCGATATAATCGCACAAATGCGATCTTGTTGCTGTACCACCCGTCGTATAGCTCTGGGAAATAACATCCATGACTGTAGAAGGAATATTCGTTGTGATGGTCGCCTCTAACACGTCGTCGATGTAAAACGCCACCGAAGCCAAGCTGGCCTCGATTCGAAAATGATGCCAATCAGTATCTAAGGCAAGCACGCCGCTTTCTGTTGTCGTCGAACCGCCAGAAGAGCATCGACAATCCCAGTAGCCAGTTGCCGTATTCGCCTTGAATTCGATTTTGTTGCTGTAGTCGTCGCGGAAACCAATGTAAACGGATACGTCCGCAAGCTGTTCAAGTTTTTGGCCAGAACGCATAATGGGGTTGTCGGCGGCGTAGAATGATTTAATGGATGTGGTTAACTCACACCATTCATCAGTGTCCCCATGGCTTGAAATACGAATCGCCCCGCCTCTATATTCTATCGGTGCTAGACCGTTATTGACACCGCCACTTTTTGAATTCGTCCAAATATACCAATTCAAATCAACGCCGATGAAGTGATCCCACAATCTGTATTTTTTCGTCGGATCTGCCTTGCCGGAAATAGTATCTAGGTAAGTCAACGCCGCCTCAACAGTAGAGGCATCGTCTAGATTCGTTTTTGCGTCAGTGCCTATCAGTGACGCACCTTCACTGCTTGCCGTAGTCGAGCTTAATTCCGTTTGCGTGCGGTAGCGGGCATCGCCTCGTGTATCGCTGTGGTATTGAGTGTGATCGTCGTCTGACAAGCCAAGCAAGTTTCCGTGGTCCACTGAACCGCCTGCGCCTATTGGCGATTCTGTCCCGTCATCGTCTTTCGAATACCACGCGCCGTCTGTCTTCGGGTAAATCTTACTGTACCCTGTTGGCGGCGTGCTATGCGTATCGTCCTTTTTAATCGTGGCTTCCGGCATGACTAATCCTTTTTATCCTGTTTCTCTTTGGCAATTTGTTGCCAGTCAACGTCACGAGGCACCTTGACCTTTTTGATCGGGGTTTTCTTTTCACCGTTCACCACAACTTCTTTACTCAAAGACATGCGTCACCACTTTGAAAGTCACGTTGTTTTGTCCTGTCGATTCGTAAATTGTCCTGAGATACAATCCAGCGGTTACCACGAAAGTTGATTGCGGCATGAATATTTGACGTTCTTTTTTCGTTGGATTTATGAACTCAGTTTTCACGTACTTTTTTAATTCAAGAACATGAACGCCTACGGTCATACCATAAAGTGCGAATAGGCCAAGAACGTCGTCCTTATCCACAACCGCAAATTCCAAATAGTCGTTAACAACCGCGTTATCGTCGAACAACTCATACCAACCCCCACGCAATTGCTTTTCAGTTGTTACCACTTCGTCAAAAATGTTCGTTGCGCCAGCGGTAGCCGTATACAAATAACCACGCCATTCTGGATATAAACCCTGTGTGTCCTCAAAAGTAGGAGCCAAAACAGGATTACCATCTCTTGATTCGGAAACAAAACCGCGCCCATGAATACTGCCCATTATATAAACTCCTGCCAGCCACGAACCACAACACGCATCAATTCCATAGCGGTCAAATCATCCGATACCTTCATTACAATTTTGTCATTGCTTCCCGCTGGCAATGATACAGGCTGATCAAAAACAAAATCAAACGCTAGGTAATCGCTCTGTGCTGAAACTGCGTTGATCAAGTTTGTGTAGTCATCGGCGTAATCCATGAAATCACCGATTTTTTTGACATTCTCTAAAAATACATCGATTTTCCGACCACCTTGCACAAAATAAAATTCCAAACCGTTGGTCAACCCTGGTGCAACTGCCGCTGCACCAAAACGCCGAAAGTCATTCGTGCTTAGCTCTAAATACGTGCCGTTCAAAATCAATCGCCACGAAACGATCCACTTTACGCGATCAGCCTGTGACGTCTCTTCAAAAAGTGCTGGCGTTACACTACCATTAACATTCATTTCGTACAAACCAGCACTTGTCCGTAGCCAATCTCGGTACTGCTTTTTTCGAGTCAAAGACGCATAACCAGCTTCAGATTCATCGGCCAAAGACAACTCAGACTGGTACACCTTAAGCGCATTGTCACTATTTACTTGAGCGGTGAAACGCCCGCCAACACCGTCACGTATTAGAGCATCTATAGACATTATTGACTCTCGTCAGTTTCCACTTCGTACATAAACCCATGAGCAGTCACCATATCGCCAGCAGTACCAGTACCCCTCGCACATAAGGCGTCTCCCGGCCCAAGAATAACCGCGTCCGCACCGTTCAACTGTGCGGTCATCGTCATTCCAAAACGTGCTTCCGAAAAATCCTCCAACGCCGTTACCCCTAACACCAAATTATTTGACGAATTGTCGTAAACAATAACGCCCGATTGAGCCGCCCTGCCCCTGTTTAACTGCACCGGCGTTTTCAGAGTTCCGCCACTTGTGCGCGTTGGACCAAAAGACAGCGTGAATAACACCCCGGTAGACGTCTTGACTGCGATTGTAACACTTTGGATATGCACATGCTTGTTCGAATTATTGTTCAGCACATACGCAAAATTTTCTACTGTATCTGTTACTTGGATAGTGTGCCGCCCGATCATGGCAAACGCACCACCATCATGCGACACCGATGCTATCTTCGGTAACGTGATCGAAGCAACCTCAAGATGATTGTCGGAATCCACTGCTGCGAATTTACCCCTACCTTTTCCGTCTTCAATTCGAAAGCCCATTTGTCACCTCTCTAGCCGTCAACCGCCGGATTGAATAAATAGAAATAACCAGTAAACGTACACACGCCAGCTTCTTCTGCTGTGTAACGAACACTTAGGGTTATCCCCGGACCAACGATCATTTTGCCGTCAACTGGAGCAATCGTGTACCCTTGGCCAACAACCATTCTACCCGTTGAAAGCCCAGTAGTCGCTGTAGCTATACCACCGGCTGTTACGCCGTCCCAAGTATAAATCGTAGCGTTGAGCGTGTTAGTCGAGAGTGTGTTTGAATTTGCCGCACCATAAAGGGTATGCCCTGCGGTTGGTGCACCGTCTCCAATTATAAATTCAACATTCATCGCTGTGTTGTGATTTGTGTCTCCACCATTCCAAGACGGAATGAGCTTATCCAACACAAAGTAATTCACTGGATCTGTGAATTGCATCCAAGCTACTCGCGTAGGCGTCGCTGCCGCAACTGCATAAAATGGGAGTGACAGCAAAAAGATTTGACCGTCCACGCATTTTAGAGCCGCCTGGTCAACCGTTCTCGCTCGCGTATGGAGTTCATTTCTGGCGTCAACTTC